CCGAGGTCGGCCATTGTGTTGTTCGCCCAGGTGGCGTCGATCAGCGTGCCGCTGACGACCGGGTTGCCGGACGGAAGGGTGTATGTACCGGATGCGTTACGGGGCATTGCTTTCTCCTGCTTACTGCGAACCGGCCACAGCCGACCCGCGCAAAATTCTCAAAAGGGCGTCTTGTTCTGCCGTCAGCGGCTGACCGGAGCGCTCGAGCTGCTCGAGCATCCGCCGCAGCTCCTGCGGGTTCTGCAGAGCCTCGGCGAGCGCACGGTCGCGCTGCGTGTTGGCAAAGGCGCGCAGGGCGTCGATGCCCGTGCGAGCAACGGCCGCGCCTGGCGCACCTGCGGCGCCCGCGATGGCGTCCGCGGCCTGCCCGGCTGCCTCAGCCGCGATGCGATCGCTCGCGGTGTTGCTGCCGCCACCTGCCGTCGCGGCCCTCGCAACACGCTGGGTAATGTTCTGCCGGCGCAGGGCGTCGAGCACCGTATTGAGCCGCGTCTGCGCGGCGCTCGACAGCTGCACGTTGCCTGCGCGATCGGAGCCGCGATTGATGGCGCGGCCGAGCCCGGCCTCAGTGATCTTCGGGACATCGCCCGCGGCGTCTGCCGACACGCCGAGCACGCGCCCGGTGTTGCGGTCGTAGAACGCTTCGCGCACGCGGCCCGCGGCCTTGCTCTGATCGACCAGGCGGGAGCCGGCTGAGTAGTCGTCGACGACGCCCTGCCACTTGCCGCTCGTGACGTTGTTGAGCACGCGGTCGATCTCGCCGAGCACGAGCTTCGTCGCTGCGGAGTCGCGCGGCGCTGCCGCGTAGGCGTTCGGGCTGAGCGGGCTGTACTTGCCGCTCAAGTTGGCGCGGATCTGCTGCAGCACGCCCGGCTGGATCTTGTCGCCGTAGCGCTCGATCTCAGAGCCGATCTGCTGCAGCATGTTTCGCACGGCCGGGTTGGCGGCGTCCGGCGTCATCAGCGCGTCGTCGATCGTCGCGGCGAGGTTGCGGATTTCCTGCCGGAACACCTGCGGGTTGACGGCGCCTTGGGCCGCGGCCCAGTTGTTGTCCCACGAGCTCTTTCGAGCCGCGCGTCGGGCGGCCAGATCGCCAGCCTCGCCCGTCGCCGTGCCGAACTCGTCGGCCACCGCCCGCGCCTGGCTCTGGTCGAAGTCGTACCAGTTGCCGGCGTTGAGCGTGCGGCTGCCGCGCTCGAGGCGCGCGAGGTCGGCGCTGTCGAGCTGCGCCGCAGTCGTGAGCGGAATCGGCCCCTGCGGGCCAAGGCCGCGCAGCTGCCCGAGCGTGCGCGATAGCACGCTCTGCCGGGTCGCCTGGTCGGCGCCCTCGCCGGCCGTCTCGCGCACGATCTGCTCCGCGGCACGCTCGCGACCGCCGCCGGAGGTCGTGACGCGTCGAATCTGGTTGACGCCCAGGCCAACCGCCGGCAGCGCGGCGCTGAACGCCGCCCCTTGGGCTGCATTGCCGAGCACGCTTTCGCCCTCGGCGGTGGGGCGCAGGGCGCCGTATATGCCGCCAGAGAGCACCGCGTCGCCGACGAGGCCCGCAGTACCCAGCTTAGCCGTAGTCGCCGCAGCGGGCGCCATAGCCCGTCCTGCGCGCAGTGCCTGGTAGGCGCGCGGCAAAAGCGTGCCTGCGCGGACGGCGGTGTTGGCAAAGGCCCCGACCGGCACCGCGAGCGTCGGCAATACGTTGCCGGCGACCTGCAGCGCGCCGCCGCCGGTGGTGTTAGCAGCAAGCGCCTCCGCCACCGCACGTTCGTCGGCCACTCGGCGCTTGAGCTCGGCGCCCTTCTGCTCGTTGCCGAACATGTCGTTGAGGCGCTGCTCGGCGCCCGTGAACAGCTCCTGCGCGCCCGCGCCGATGTTCATCGCGGCCTTCTTCAGCCACGACGAGTCCTTCGCCTTGGCGCCGGCCATGCTGCGCATCGTGTTGCGGCGCCACTCGTCGGTGAGCTTCGGGGCGTCGTAGCCTTGCAGCATCCGCTTGAGCTCGTCTTGGGTGATGCCCTCGGGCACACCCTCAATGACGGTCCCGTCGGGCATTACGACATCAACGGCCATTTGCAAGATCCTCAAACCGCACGCGGCGGTTGCTGCCCGGCTGCTCGCCGCCGCGGTATGCCGGGTTGACGATAACGCCCGCCGGGTCGAGGCCGCGCGTCTGGGCGAGCTGCGAGTACTGCTGCGCGGTCGCCATCAGCTTCGCCTCGGCCGCGCGCTGATAGAGCTGCGCGAGGTTGTTGATCTGCTGAATCGCTACGTCGTTGAGCGGCTCGCCCTTCATGATGTTGTTGATCAAGTTGCGCGCGCGACCCTCAAGTCCCTGCGCCTTGATGACGCGGTCGAACTCGCCCTCGCGCACGACTGAGCCGGGGTCGAGGAACTTGTTGAGCAGGATCACGAGCGATTGCTGCGTGATCGCGTCGGGGCGCGAGCCGGGCGGCGTCGCGGAAATGATCTCCGTGATCTTGCGCGTCGCGCCGAGCTCGGTCTGCAAGTCGCCCGTGACCTTGTCGAAGTCGTTGCGCAGCTTGTCCTCAGCGCGCCAATTGCGCGCGTCGTCGGCGTTGCTGTTGCCTCGCATACCGGCAAGCGACATGCGCAGCACCGCGTTGTCTTCCCGCGCTTGCCGCTTGTCGTCTTGGCTGATCTGGAACTGCCCAAGCTGCATCAACCGCTGCGCCTCGCGCTCGCGACTCGCAGAGGGGTCTTTCAGCACCTGCCCGTCGGGGGTGATCATCGCGCTGCCGATCTTCATGGGCTCGCGCGCTGCCATTGAGCGCTTGAGGTACTGGCCCTGCACGCCCTCAAAGCGCGGGCCCGCGTACTGCGCCGCGAGCGCGTTCAGCATCGACGCTCCGCCCTCGTCGGCGCGCGTGCGCGCATACGCCTGCGCCTGCGAGTAATCATCCTCCTGCGCGAACATGTCGAGCGCCTTGCGGATGTTCTCCTCGCCCGGCTGCACGGTGTTGGTCACGGTGCCGCCCACGCTGACGGCGCGTGCGCGTGGCAGCATTGAGCGCTTCTTAAGCTCGATCTCTTCGGGCGTTTCTACAATGGCGCCGCGCGCCAGTGCGTCTGCGTAAAAGTCCATGCGGCCTCCGCTACCGGTAGTAGCTCGACGCGGTGAATCCTTCGATGACGTCGTCCTCTTCCTCGGGCTTCTTGCTCATCCCGCGCGCGGCACGCAGCGCTTCAAGCGCCGCCTTCTGCCGAGCGTTAAAGTCCTTCATGCCGGTGTCGACGCCCTGCTGCCCCTTTCGTGCGCCGTAGGCTTGCCCGAGCTGGGCGAGCCCCTGCGTGATCGAGGGCGCGACGTAGACGTTGCCGGCCATCTGTCCCTGCAGCGGCTTCATCGACTGCTGGCGCAGCGCATCGACCATCGCCTGCTTGCGCGCGAGCTCGTCCTCTTCTGGGCGCATTGCACCCATCTGCAGCAAGTAGTCGAACATTTGTGACTCATACATAGATCACCTCACAGCGCGCTGTAGTTGACGGTCAAGTACCCGCTGGCGTGACGCTTGACGAGCTCGGGGCGAACCGCCGCGACCTCCTGCGCAATCACGCCACGCTGGCGATACCCAGCCATGTCGAATTCGTAGATGCCGACGCCGAGCGCGTGCGTGCCGACGCGCTTAATGCGGCGCTTCAGCCGGCGATCGGAGAACATGAACGGGTTACTGATCGCGGCACTGCCCAGGCTGAAGAGCCCGCCCATCGCGTTGCCAAAGCCGGCCTGCTGGGCGTTGTACTGATCCATCGCGGCGTTGTAGCCCATCTGCGTCGCGCCCAAGATGTTCGGCGTCTCCGCGCGGCCCGACTGCGAGAAGTTCGGCATCTGCGGCATACCGACCTGCTGGCCGGTGAGCAGCGCGTTCATCTCGTTGAGCGACATCCCGCGGCGCTGCATCTGCTCAGCGATCGCCTGCTGCCGCAGCTGGTTCTGCTGGTTGGCATACGACTGGTTCATGTTGAACTGCTGCTGCGCGGCTTGGTTGCCCGCCTGCATACGCGACAGGTCGAGCCCCTGCGCCTGACCGAGCGCTTGGTTCTGGAACTGCGCCGCGGCAAGGTTCTGCCCAAAGTTCTGCGCCGACGCGCGGTTGGCGAGATCCGCCTGCCCCATCATCTGCCCGTAGAGCTGCTGCTGCGCCTGGTTGCCAAACTGGCCCGCCTGCAGCCCTTGATTGAACGCCTGCCCCGAAGCCTGGTTGGCGAACTGGCCGCCCGTGACGTCCTCGTTGAACGCCTGCTGGCGTGCGCCCATCTGCATCCCGTACAGCCGCTGCGCTTCCTGTCCAGCCATGCCGAGCGCGTTGTACCGCTCGCCCGCCTGGCGCTGATTGAGTTCGTCCATCGCGCGCTGGTAGCCGGCGGTGCCGACCTTGAACCCGCGGTTCGACAAGTCGGTCTCCATCGACTGCTGCTGCTGACGCTGCACGGGCGCCATCTGCGCCATGAGGTCGCTTGCGACCTGGTTGCGGAAATCGTTGTTCAGCGTCGGAAGGGCCGGGTTATCGCCGGTCGATAATCCGCGCTGGACAGACTGCTGCGCGACGCCCATCTGCGGGCCGCCAAAGTTGAAGCCACCGACCGCGTTCTGCTGCGGGCCGGCGCTGGTCGCGATTCCGCGCGTGTAGTCCGTGATGCCGCTCTGCAGCTGGCCGGGACCAGCCGCCTGAGCCATCTGCGGCAAACCTTGCCAGTCGAAAGGCTTGGCGTACTCGCTGCCGACGCGGTCCATGAACCCAGACGCGAGATCGCTCCGGTCCTTCTGCAAGCCAATCTGCGCGTCAAGGGCACCCTGCAGCTCTGGCGCGAGCGTGGTGTTCTGCGTCCACTGCGTGACCTTTTGGCCAGTCGCAGGGTCGACAACGTCCTTGGTGTTCCAGCTCGTCGATCCGAACGGCGTGTTCTGCGTCGGACGGTTGGCGTAGTTCTGCATGTTGAGAGCTTCTTTTGAAAGCTCACCCTGCAGCTGCGCTGCTCCGACGTAATCCGGCGCGGCCGGCGCTCTACCCTTACTCATTGCAACGTCTCCTTCAAAAACCGGCAGTCTTCACGCCGCAGCTCAAGCAGCACGCAATCGACCGTCTCAGCGATCTGCTTAAAGCCGATCTTTTTGTTGAACCGAATTGCCCTGTCGAAATCCTTTGGCGTCAAGCCGTAGACCGCCTTCACGCCAATAGACTTGAACGGATACTCAAATGCAGCTTTCAACAGACCGCGCGTCAGCGAGTGCCCAGTGTCAAACGCGACGTGCATGAAACAGCTCTCCGGCGTCCACGAGCCGAACGCAACCGCGGCGGCGATCGTGCCGTCGTCGCGGATCGCGGCGATCGTGCGCAGATCGGTCGACCACGGAATCTGCGTCTGACGCGTCATCCACTGCCAGATCACCTGCGGCTGATTGGGCTGGTCGGTCGCGAGCTTCATTCGCCAAACAGCTCCTCAATTGTGATTTCACCCTTCGGATCGTTCGCTGTGCCCAGCATGTCGCCCATCGCTGCCAGCAGCGCCATCTCTCGAGCGAGGCTAGTCACAAACGGCATGGAGCCGCCGCGGCCGTCTGGCGCGGGCTCCGCTTCCGCCGGCAGCTCTTCCACCGTCACAGACGTTTCGGGCTCGGGCTCTGCCTCGGGCTCCGTCGCAGCGGCCTGGGTCAGCGCGTTGATGTAGTCGATCACTTCCTCAAGTGTGGGCTCCGCTTGCGGGGCAGGCTCTTCCTGCGGCAGCTCTTCGACCGTCACCGACGCTTCGGGCTCCGGCTCTTTTTCAGGCTCAGAAGCTGCAGCATTGGCGACAACCGTTGTGACTGGAGACGAAGAAGACGACAGCTCTTCAACAGTTACTGAGCCTTGCTTCTCTTCCTGCTTTTCCGGGACCAGCTCTTCCAAGGCTTGTCGCACAGTCAAATCCTGCGGGATTTCCTCAACCGTGACGGTCGCCTTAGATTCTGGCTTCTCCTCTTTCGGAACGATCTCTTCCAGCACATCACGCGCCGTAGGGTCTTTTGCAGGCTGCTCTGCCAATTCTTCGATCGTCACGACGCCAGTCTTTTCTTCCTTTTCGAGTTCGGGCTGCGTTCCCTCCACAGCCGCGTCCGATGGCGAAAGTTCCTCAACAGTAATTACGCCCTTTTTTTCAAGATCCAAAAGATCGCCGTCGTCCGTCGGAGACAGTTCTTCTACGGTAATAACGCCAGTTTTCTCTTGCTCTTTAAATTCAATAGGCTCGCCTTTTTGCGTAGAAGCAGGCTGCTCTTCTTTTACAGCCTCTGGCTCCTTTTTCTTTTCTGGGATCGTTTCGCCAATCGTGTTTGGGTTTGGCGTTCCGTCAGGCACCGCAGACGCACCGCCGCCTTTTGGCGCGGTGGCGACATACGGGATGTCGGCGTACTCCAAAACTTCTGGATTCGCGAGGTAGGCCCGAGCCGCGCGCTGACGCAGCGCAACGTCGGTGTTCCTCATCCACGGAAAGTCGAGGAACATGACGTCGCCGCCCATCGTCGCGCCTGGCACGCCAGAGCCGCGCAGGGCCTCGATGAGCGAACTCTTGTACGGCGCTTCGCTCACATCACACCTCCCGGCTCACTCATCATGTGCGACGACGTGAAGATCGTCGCAGGCAGTCCGCGCACCTTCATGCGCAGGCTCGCGTAGTAACCGAGCCCCGTCGTGCCGGCCCAGCTCTGGTAAGTGTTGGCGGAGCCCGCCCACACCGCGACGTTCCACAGGCCGCTGTTCCAGATGCCGCCCGGCGTCTGAACGAACGACGGCGAGCCGCCGACGTTGACGAAGGTGTACTGCGTGTTGATCTGCAGCTTTACCGAAGGCGGCCCCGGCGCGATAAAGATCGGCCGCGCCATCGTGAACTTCTTCAGCACCGCGGGCGTGTTGAAAGAGTTGAACGCGGTCTGCACGTCGCCCTCGAGCGTGGCGCCAGGCGTGCCATTCGTCTCGGTGCCGTCGGTGTTCCCGAGAAACCCCTTTGCAATGCGGCCGTCTTCCGTACCGAAGTACAGCTGCCCGTCGAGCAGCGCAGCGCACGTCATGGGCATACCGGAGAAGTCGCACCAAGCGCCGGTGTTCACGTTCATCGCGAACTGCTGGTAGGTTCCCGTCACCTGCTCCGGCAGCTTGATGATGAGGATGTCCTCGCTCGGCAGCAGGAACACGTCCCAGCTGATCGAGTTGATGTACGAGCGCACGAGCGGGATCAGCACCGACTGGATCTTTTGCGCCGGGCCGGGCGAGACATCGCTGAACTGACCGTTCACAAGGCGCGAGACGGGCACAAGCCCGAGCTCGGAGAGCATCATCACTTCGCCGCCGTAGCCGGTGAAGAAGCGCCCGAACTTGGGCACCTTGCCGACGTACCAGACGCCGCGCAGCGCAAACTTCGACGGGTCAGACGGGTCGGTGCCCGTCCACACTCCGATGTCGCCCTGCGAGCCGACGACGACGAGGTGGTCGTCGATACCGACGCCAGCGTCGAGAGTCCAGTTGACAAGCCCGCGGATGTATCCGCCGTTGCGGAGTAGCGAGCCCATCTCAAAGCCCGACGCGGTGCCTGCAATTGCATCAACCGTGTCGAGGTAGTAAACGGTCGAGCTGTCCGACACCGTGAACCAGACGCGGTTCTTGAATACCGCGACCGTTTCGGGGCTGCCCGGCAAACCCGTTACCGTTTGCTGCGTCCAGGTCGTGCCGTCGTAAGTCCAATACCCGGCGCCGGGCGAGACCGCGAGCAGATACATGCCGGCGCCGTTCGCAAACTGCGTGACGCTCCAAACATCGTTCGTTGAGCCCGTCGCGCTCACGGCCACCGAAGGCGTGCCGCTCGTGACGTCGTAAATGTTTCCGCCCGCCGCGGCGAACAACTTGTTGTCGCCGATCACGGCGCCGTTGTAGGCAAAGATGGAATCGACCGAGCTGCCGACCGAGCTTGTGTGATACGTCCAGCCCTTGCGCATCTCGACGCCAGTCTGGCGCGGGATCAAGTTCGTCAGCACGAGCGCGTCCGTCGGCTTCATGTCGCTGATCGGGTCGCGATAGTTGAGCCCGCCCACCGGCGCAGGGATGTTGAACACCTGCAGCGTCTGCGCCGCTGCGGAGCGGCGCGGAGCTTTGAATGGTGCGAGCGGGACGAGCGGCATTTAGACCCCGAATCCCGTGTCGGGCGTGTTAGACAGCGGCTGGATGTACGGGTACTTGAAGCTGCGCGCCATCGTCAGCACGGGCGAGCCGCGCTCGTTGCCCTTGCGGTTCTCAAAGTTGACTTGGAAGTCGCGCATCGCGGCCGACGAATCGAAGCCCTTCATCTCGAGCCACTTCACCCGCGCGAGCAGCGTGACGAGGTAGGAGTCGAGCAGAATCGTGTCGCCGTTTTTGATCGCGCGGTTTTTGTATAGCGATGAGTTGTCCTGATCGCGCACCCACGCAACCGACTGGTAAAAGAAACTCAGTGTTTGGGCCGGTGTGGGTGGCGACAGGATGTAAATCATGTTGTCCCGCACCTGCCAGTAGAACGACAGGGTCGGGAGCGTTTGACGGATCAGCAGCTGCTGCCAGAACTGCGGCGAGATCGGGCCAACGGCAGGCCACTGCATCGACGAGTTCCACTGCGTCTGATCGACGAACTCGTAGAAGTCTTCGGGCAGTGCAAAGCCCTGCTCGCTGATGCCGGGGCTGCTCGCGAGGATGCTGATGGTGTGAGTCTTGGTCAGCTCTTGCCAATCGTTGAGCGAGATCAGATCAAGCCCGGCGAGGTTGACAGCCTGCACCATCTGGACGACAGCGGGGTCAGTGTCCCCCGCCGGGTCCGCCGGAGTCGGAAAGCTCACCAGCTGCGCAACATTCTGAACGATCGCAGACAGCGTCGAGTCGTTGACAATCTGGAAAGCCATGCCGGTGTATTACTCCTCTGACTTCTTGCCCTTCGCGGACATCATCTTCGTGATCGCTTCGATCTGAGCCTGCAGCTCCTCGATCTTGCTATCGCGAGACTTCAGCTCCTCGTTCATCTTCTCGAGCGGAGCGTTGCCCTTGGCAAGCTCCACAAACGCCTTCGCGGCGCGCTTGTCTTCGTTGAACGAAAAGAAATTCTTGCCGACGTTGTCGTTCGCCTGCGCGAGCTGCTCGACGGTATGAATGCCGAAGTAGCGATACTCCTCGACTTTAGTCGGGGTCATCTTTGGCATTGACGAGAGCGGCGTGCCTTCGACGGCGTTGCCTTGGCCGAGCTTCCACTTCTCGTAGCGCGCGGCGAAACGCGCGGCGTCAAGCTCGTTGACTTGGCGGTCAATGATGTTCAGCTTGTCGCCGGGCACCATGATCTTGATGAAGTCGCGTTCCTCGTAGATCGCGCGGCCAGCTTCGGTGCTCTTCGCGGCGTTCAGCACCGGCTTTCGGTAGAACTGCACAAAAAGCTTGCCGTCCTCGGCAATGCGGCTCTCGTCGAGTCCCGGTGCGTTCTGCACCGTATTCCAATCTGTTGGCATCGTGGCGGGTACGTTCATCTTGTTTTTTCCTTGTGTGGTTGTGAAAAAGGGACGGCGCAGGAATCACCCCGCACCGTCCCACTCTGCTGCTGAATTACAGCGTCGCGCCGACGGTCGGGTAGTTGAAGATGGCGTCCGCGTTCGTGGCGGCAGCGCCGCCGGTCGCGGTGCCGAGCACCACACCAACGATCGCCTCCGAGCTAGCGGTGCCATCGTCATCAACCGCGCCAGCCGTGGCCGTGCTGTTGAGGCGAGTGCCTTTCGCAGCGCTTGCGAGCGTGCGCAGGGAGCCCTTGCCGTAGACCTGGAACCAGCCGTACTCGTTGTCGGCGAGCACAGCCTGCGCCGCGCCAACGCGAGAGCCGTGGCCCGAAGCGCCCGGCGCGGTGTTGGTCGTGGTTGCCATCGCGAAGTCGAAGCCGGTGGCCTCAACGCAGAGATAGCCAGCGCCCGTTACGGCGCCATCAGCGCGGCCGTAGACGAATTCCTGGTAGCCGTTGACCGGGTCGTCGTAGCCACCGAGCGTGCCGAGCCGGAAGGCCGGGACGGCTGAAGCAGCTACAACCGCGGTCTTGTCGATTCCGATAATCTGACCAGACATGTTCAATTTCTCCTAAAAAAACCTTGATGAGTTAGGGGATCACCCAAACCCATCAAGGCAAGGGTGACCCCCACCACGGGGCCGATTAGTTCTGGATGCGGCCCTGGAACTGCGCGCCTGAGCAAGTCAGGTTGCCGGCCCACGCGAGGATCTGGACTTCGGCGTCCTGATTGATCGCGTAGCGCTTGTTCGGCGACAGACTCACCATGTTGCGGTCCCGGTGCGGACGCATGAACAGGTACTTCGTGTTGAGCATGAAGCCCGTGTTCGCGGGGCAGAACCCACCGATGCCGCCGTCCAGGACCACGTCGGCGTCCATGAACTTGAGCGACGGGAAACCGAGGCTGCCGACCGAGGGGTCGGTGAAGCGCTGGTTGGCCTGCAGCGACGCGGTGTAGATGCCCCAGTAGGCCGAATCGAGCACGATGAGGTCGGGCCGATCCGAACCACGCACGAGCGAAGCCCACAGCGTGTTGAGGCCGGTCTGCATCTGAGCACCAGTCGGGGGCGGCGTCACGCCAGCGGTCGAGAAGTCGTACAACTTCGACTGCCAGAACGTCCAGGTGGCGCGGTCGATGCCACCGTAGGTGCCGGTGGTCGGGTTGGAGGGCACGGCGGCGTTGAGGCCGGTGACTTCCTTACCGCCCGAGCCGGTGCCGTCGCTGTAGATCGACGCGGCGAGCTTGTTCGCCATCGTGGCTTCGGCCACGTTGATGCGAGATTCGAGCAGGTCGATGAACGCCTCGCGGCCGCTGTTCTGCAGCTGCTCGAGGCCTGAGATCACGACCGGGCAGGCGAGCTGCTTGATCTGGAACTCGGCGGCGCTGATGACGTCCTGAGCCGCAACCGGCAGCAGGTCGTAGCCACTGTAGAAGCCGGCGTTGCCGTTCTCGGCAAAGCTCAGCTCCTGGAGGATGGTCGAGCCACCGGAGAACGTCTTCACGTTGCCGCGTTGCGAGAGGCGGGCGAGAAGAGCGTTGTTCTTGGTGACGTTGTCGGCGATCTGCCGGGTGCGCGACTGAATCGTAGTCGCGACGATGTCCGAAATGGACGAGTTTGCAAAAGCCATTGTGATGAAACTCCCACAAGAAAAAATGACA